GGCTTTTAAAAGTTCTGTTCCGAGAGAGCGCGTGCGGAAAGATGGAAAAGCTTACCGACCTCAATTATACATTGAGTGTAATCACTCTAATGAACAATACATTGCACACAATACTTGAGGATCCAGGAATGGCGTATTTTCCTTATATAGCATCTGTCTTAACAGTTTTGTTTGCGCTACATAAAGCATCCATTCCAACAATGAAAATTGCATTGAAAACGTCAAAATGTTCATATAAAGTGGTGAAATATTGTATTGTAACAATTTTTAATACGTTGTTAAAATTGGCAGGTTATAAAGAGCAGATAACTACTAAAGATGAGATAGAAAAGCAAATGGACAGAGTAGTCAAAGAAATGAGACGCCAGCTAGAAATGATTGACAAATTGACTACACGTGAAATTGAACAAGTAGAGTTGCTTAAACGCATTTACGATAAATTGACGGTGCAAACGACAGGCGAAATAGATATGACAAAAGAGATCAATCAAAAAAACGTGAGAACGCTAGAAGAATGGGAAAGTGGAAAAAATCCTTATGAACCAAGAGAAGTGACTGCAGCAATGTAAGAGGTTGAGCTGCCGTCGACTGTCCTCGGAAGCGGCGGAGTTCTTTACAGTAAGCACCATCGGACCTGATGGCTGACTGAGAAGCCACAGTCAGCCATATCGCGTGTGGCTCAAGCCTTAATCCCGTTTAACCAATCCGGTCAGCACCGGACGTTAATGGAAGGAACGGTCTTAATGTGACC